TATTGCAGGTCTTCTATCAGACGAAAGAGCTATTAGTGGTGACTACCAAAATGTCCGTACTCTCGTAAATGGGGAAATCAACTCTGTTCTCGGGTTCACCTTTATTTCTATTGGTGACCGTGATGAAGGTGGTTTACCTTTGGCTACAAATGACCGTACTTGCTTTGCTTTCCATAAGTCAGCAGTAGGTTGTGCAGTGGCTATGGCCCCTAGCACTGAAATTAACTATGTGCCAGAAAAGACGAGTTTTCTGGTAACAGCGAAACTTTCAATGGCAGCAACTGCAATCGATACAGATGGCATTGTTGATGTTGTTTGTGACGAAAGCTAGAAGGAGTATTTAATATGGCGTTTTCAATGGACGGCTGGAATCCAATTGGTGGACAGTCTAAAAAAGGCACAGCTCCACAGATGTTTGCGTACACTACAACTGATACACAGGCAACGGTGCGAGCTGCAGGCTACTTCAATGATGTAGCTGCTACTATTGCTGTAGGTGACATTCTTTTTGTGAATGCGTCTACAGGAGGAACCATGACACAATCTATACACACTGTCGTTTCGAATACAGGAACAGTGGTTGATGTGTCAGATGGCACAACTATTAGTCAAACAGATTCTGACTAATGGTTTAAAAGTGGTGTGGGGGGTATATGTTGTGGTAATTAAAACCCCCCACCCTACTAGAAAGAAGGTTATATGGCACAAGGTGATACTGATGTAACAATTTGTAACAAAGCTTTATTACTTCTAGGTAGTGATGGCTTTACATCAATGAATGATGGAACACTACAAGCTAATGCATGTAGTCAAATGTATGAAGAAATTAAGATGCTGACCTTTGGTTTATACCCTTGGTCATTTACTTTAGCAAAAGTACAGCTAGTACGGGATTCTGCTACCCCACAAAATGAATGGACTTATCAATATCGTATGCCTAATGATATGATAAATAATGTTCCACGTGCAGTAAGAACAACATCATCACCAGGTGGGCCACTAATTACAAGTTTTGAATTAGGGCAATCAACAGGTGGCTATCAAGTTTTAATGACAGAGGCTACCGAAATACATATAGATTATCAAAAAGCAATTAGTGAAGGTGCTATGCCAAAGTATTTTGTGCAGCTATTAGTTTACCAAGTTGCCTGGCATTTAGCAGAAGTTATTACAGACCAAGTTACCAAGTCACAATATTGGCGACAAGTTGCTATAGGTATGGATTCTGAAAGTGGTCGTGGCGGCTACCTAAGACAAGCTATGAATATAGATGCATCAGGACAAAACAATTCTATTATAGGGCAGTATATGCTTACTGATGTTAGGTCGTGAGCTCAGTCAAAAGGTATCAAGCTAGTTTTACTGTTGGTGAAATTGACCCCTTAATTAGGGGTAGAATTGATATACAACAATATTATGCAGGTGCATCTAGGGCCAAGAATGTTTTGTTTGAACCACAAGGTGGCTTTAGTAGAAGACCAGGATTAAAATTTATACAAGACATTACAAGCTTTGGTGCAGCTAATGGTACTGTTTTAATACCTTTTGAGTTTAGCACAACACAAACTTTTATGATAGCTGCTATAGGTTTTAATACACAAACCACAATTAGATTTGTGTTTTATCAAAACCAACAAGTTATTGATAATATAAACAATGGTGGTGTGCCTTACTTAGATTTTAATGTGGGCGCACTAACAGGTGTAACTAACTTTGATATTACTAAATTAAATTTTGCACAATCTGCAGATACATTGCTTTTAGTACACGAAAACTTTAACCCTATACAATTAAAAAGGGGTATAGCAGATAACATATGGTCTGCTAGTTTTATACAGCTAACACCACCTAAACATCAATTTACAAAGTCTAACACACAAGGCACAACAACCATTACACCTAGTGGAACAGATGATACTATCACCCTTACAGCAGGTGCTAGTTTCTTTACCCAGGCAATGGTAGACCAGTTTATAGATGTTAACAATGGGTTTGGCAGAGCCCGTATTGTTAAATTTACCAGTGCCACAAAAGTAGATGCACAAGCAGAAGTTCCTTTTTTTAGCACAGATGCTATTGCTGCAGGTGATTGGACATTAGAAGAAGGGTTTGAAGATGCTTGGTCAAACACTAGGGGTTGGCCCAGAACAGTAACATTCCACGAAGGACGATTATACTTTGGTGGCAGCTATGCTTTACCATCTACATTATTTGCATCCAAGGTTGCAGATATATTTAACTTCAAGCCAGCAGAAGGTTTAGATGATGATGCAATAAAAGTTACTTTACAAACAGATAGTTTGAACGCTATCACAGGCATGAGAAGTGGACGTGACCTCCAGGTTTTTACAACTGGAGCTGAGTTTTTTCTACCCCAGACCGACTTAGAACCAATTACACCAAATAACATTGTTCTAAAATCTGCAACAAAACGTGGGTCAAAGGAAGGTATAAGACCCACGGCGGCGGAAACAGGCACATTATTTATACAAAGACAAGGTAAGACACTTAGGGAAATGTTGTTTAGTGATGTAGAACTTTCCTATGTTTCTAATAATATTTCTTTGCTTTCATCACATATGATAGTTGACCCTATTAGAATGTCACTTAGACCTGCAACAGACACAACAGAAGGTGACTTGTTGTTGATTGTTAATGGTGAAAGCTCGAGTGGTTACCGTGCTGCGTCTACTGGATTCACAGGTGGTATAGCTGCTTTTATGTTAAACAAACAACAAAATGTTGTAGCACCAAGTTTTTTACAAACAGATGGTTCTTTTACAGATGTGGCAGTGGATTTAGATACCATTTATGTAACAGTCAAAAGAACTATAAATGGTCAAGTAAAGTATTATGTAGAAGTATTTGATGATGACTTCACAACCGATTCTGCTGTGCAAACCCTATCTGGTTTTAGTGGAACAACAATAGGTGGTCATTCACATATAGAAGGTAAAACTGCAGCTGTTATAAGGGATAATATAGTTGATGCTAGTTCTGTTGTATCTAGTGGTAATGTGACTACTGCAGACACACCAACAAGCTTTGTAGAAGCAGGCTTAGACTATGAAGTTGTAGTAGAAACAATGCCTGTAGAATTACAATTACCTGGTGTTCCTAGTGTTCAGGCACAAAAGAAAAGAATAGTTGATGTGAATCCTATTTTATATAGGTCACAAAACCTTGCTATTAATGGAACAGAAGTCAACCTAACCACACTTCCTATACCAGGCAGTGGTGGTGTTTCTACATTTACAGGAACTAAAAGACAAAAAGGAATATTAGGATATTCCACAGATGCAATAATATCAATCACACAAACACAACCAGTCTTCTTAACTTTACTTTCACTAGACTATAGTGTTTCCACAGGGGGTTCATAATGGGCGGTCCAGCACTAGCAGCAGTAGCCGTAGTTGGTTCAGTAGTAAAAGGCATAGGTCAAATCAATGAAGGTAAGGCTAGAAGAAATCTTTATTATGCCAAAGCAGAAGAAGCGAAAATTCAAGGCAGACGTGAAGCAGTAGAATACAAGGAACAAGGTGTTGAAGTATTAAGGGAAAGAAACCGATTGATGGCTAGTGCAATGGCTAAAGGTGGTGCGGGCGGGTATAACTTTGCAGAAGCGGGAAGCCCCGTAGATGTAATACAAAAAGGTATTAGGTATGATTCTACCAAAGACTTCACTGTTGCCCGTGACAACGCAACTATCGCCTTGCAAATGGCTAACTACCAGGCAGAAAACTATAGACGTGCAGGTAAGGCGGCTGAAAGAGCTGGTAAGGTTGCTGCACTAGGTAGTGTATTTGAAGGTGTTGTTAGTGCTGGTTCTGTATATGGAACAAAAGGTTTTACAAGTGATAGGCGTCTAAAAGAAGATATTGTTAAAGTAGGTGTAGATACACGCACTAATTTAAATCTATATGAATTTAGTTATCTAGGTAATGCAAGTCGTTATGTAGGTGTAATGGCAGATGAAGTAGAAGTCTTCTATCCTAATGCTGTGTTCTATGGCAAACATTTCTACAAAGCAGTTAACTATGAAATGCTAGGTATTGATTTTAGGAAAGTCGCTTAGTATGGCAAAACGTTTAGAAACATATCAAAGAAGACTTAGGGGTATAAGAATACCTAGAATTGATTTTGCAGAACAGCAAGAACAAGCTGCAGGCTATAGACAGCTACAAGTAGCAATGGACAAAATGAGTACCTTTGCGATTAATGCTGCAAACAATATTGCCAAGGTTGAAGGTGTAGAATATGGGATGGAAAATGCACCTAATATGCAGCAGCTAGAAGATGCATACAATTTACCTAAAGGAACTAAAGAAGAAAAAGAAATAAGAAGTAAAGCTATAAAACAAGCTACTTCTGAAATGGGAAAAGAACTTGCTGGTATAGGCGATAGTTTTTCTACCTTTGGCACAAAAGCTAAAAACGCTGCCTTAGACCAAACATACTTAGATTTAACTACACTTGCAAAAAAGAAAATATTAGAAATAAAAGCTCGTGCAGATAAGAATCCTATGCTGCCACAGAACCAACCTGATGTAATTAAAACAGAATTAGAAAATATTGTTAGTGGTTTTGCAGGTGTGTTTGATGATGAAGATGGTGCATATGCAAGAAAGTTCCGTGCAGAAATGGGTTTGCATACCTATAGTGAACTACACAGCATCACTGTAAAACATAATGCAGAATTTTTAGAAATGCAAAAGGCAGCCTTTGCTAGTTCCTGGGATGCAGACAAAGAGCTTGCAGAAACTTTTTTCACTATGGGTAACCCTTATAAAATTGTAGATGAAAAATTAGTTCTTGCCCCAGAAGATGAACGTGAACAAAACAAAAAAACCAACCCAACAACAAAATTAATAACAGACACACTTATTGCAAACAAAAAAGCATTAGCAATAAATTATCGTATGAGTGAATCATACATAAGTAAAATGGATGATGAATGGAAAGAAGCGATACTTACAGGTGCAAAGGGTGTAATTATTAAAAACATATTATCATCATCATCTACGGCCCAAGGACAGGCAGTACAAAGAAATGCCATTAGCACTGCTATAACTGAAGTTCTAAAAGGTACATACACAAAACAAAATTCTGCCTTTAGTAAAATGTCTAAGGAAGTACAGAATGTACTTTTGTATTATAGAAAAGACGGTACAAGGTTGGAAGAGGTTAGAAATTTTATGGTTGATAGTGTTATCAAAAGTGGCACTGCAGAAACCAATGCTATGAATGTATATACAAAGGCTAAGACTAATGTAGTTGAAGTAAATTCTGCAGGAATCATAGACGTAATTCTTAATACAGAAATGGATTCTACAGAAAAAACTTCAAAGATTAGAAGCCTTATAACTGAAATATATAAGGTTGATAGGGAAGCAGGTGCTAAAGCACTACAAGAAATGGAAGATATTGTAGGCCCTACATTTGACCTGCAAGGTGATGAAACATTTGAAAACATAAAACTAGAAAGTGATGGCGCAACAAAATCATTGTTGGATGCAGATTTAATAAATGAACCAGGTTTTGTAACAACAACTTATAGTAAGCTACTTGGTTATTTTAAAGATGGAAAACTTACCTACAAGGATTTGCAATTTTATTATGAAAAGCTACGGGCAAAAGGTGATAAGGAATCACAAGAAATATTAACAGCTGTAAGAGCTACATTAAAAATGCCTGCAAATCTACTTATTAATGCACAATCTGTTTCTAGGGCAAATCTTCAAACCTATGGGCGTATTGAATCTGCTTTGATTACAGCTAAAAAAAGTAAAGATTTTAGTGCAGAAAAATTTAAGAATGATGTTGTAGACAAGATTTTGAAAGAAGCTTCTGTAGATGCATTGGATAAATTAGCCAATAGATTGACAAACCAAGGCTTTGCTAATTTTGAAATGTTTAAAAGAACAGTACAAACAGAAATCAATGCAACATCTACAAGTCAAGAACGAAAAAAATTTCTTAGGGAAATGTTAGCAGAGCTTATAGCCATACAAGGTGATGCTGCCCAGAAGACTAAATTTAATAATATTTTACCTAACTTTTTTGAGTGATATATGAGTGATACATTTTTAAACATACTAGAAAATACACAGCTTAATAGGTCTGTAGGTAAATCATTTGCATACACAGACCCAGTAGACGGCAAAGTAAAAGAAACACCTGGTGAAATGCCATTGCCTTTTGACAAAGGTTATCCTGCAGGAATAGAACCTGGTAGTGACGCTGCTATGGAATATGATGTGTATAGAAGTAACTTCACAAAGATTCCTGATTTTTCTTTATCAGATGATTACATAGCTGCACGCAGAAAAGATAAACAAGGGACAGAACTTGAAGACCCAATATGGTTGGCTGCAAGTAATCAACTTTATAGACATTTCTACAACCAAGGTGGTGTTGTAGCCGCAGGTATGGATGACCCTAGCACTCTTACACCACGTGAAATGGGTGAGTGGGGTGCAGAGTTTATGTTAAGGTTTAATTACAACCTTCCTTATATGGTTTTTAATGCAACAGCTGGTCTTGATATGCCACCTAGTGTTGCATCTTCTATGTATTATCTAATGGAAACAGCAGACCGTGAAGGTATTAGTGGTCTTAATTTTGCTAAAGGTTTTGGTTACGCAATGCTTGACCCTACTTCTTGGGTGGGTGCAGCTACATTTGGCATTGGTATAGCAGGTAAAATGGCTGGTAAGAAAGCTACCAAAGCAGGTTTTAAGGCTATGCTTAAAAGTATTATCCTTGCACCTACAAGCAAACCTGCAATGTTTGAAGGTGGTTTAGCTGCCGTGCATTCAGCTACAGCTAACTACATAGAACAAGATGTTAGAGTTGATGCAGACAAACAAGAAAAAATTAGTGTGCCTGAGTTAGGTGCAAGTGCATTAGTAGGTGCTGTAGCAGGTGAAGAATTTGTAAGGATGGGTTCACCACTTGGTGCAAAGGTCATAGAAAAAGGTAAAGAAGTTTACAAAGACGTTAAAGACAAAGTTACAGCTACAATAAGTGAAGAAGACGGTAATGTAAAAGTAGAAGCAGCACTTGATGATGAAGAACAAGTTGCTAAAGAAATGGGTGATAAAACTGTAGAAAGTACAGGCCCTGAAATTGACCAAGATAAAAGTGTGGGTGCTGCAGGTATAAATGAAAATATGTTGCTAACAGAACTAGATAAAGATGGATTCTATAGTCAACTATTAGCAAAAGCTAAAGACCTTAGCCCACGACTTAACACAGCTAATGTAAAAGCAACACTTCTTAATATGGGTGTTAAAGAAGATGAAATGCGTTGGGTTGGTATTGATGATTTCCTAGAACAAAAGTTGGCTAACAATAATGGTCAAGATGTATCTTTTGATAAATTAGAATTAGTAGATTACATAAGGGATAACCAAGTAAAAATAACTACACGTAAAGCTACAGGAAAGGTAGAAGCAGGAAGTATTTCTGCAGGTAATTCACCAGAACCTACAACTACTATTATGGATTATCATCATAGAAATCAGTTTGAAAAATATATGGAAGATAATGTTGGTAAACAAGGCGTAAACTATCCAATGCAAAGGTGGATAGAAGATAATATAGATGATGTAGATAATGTTGCACAAGAATTTGCTGCGTGGGCTAGTCGTAATCAAGGTGTATTTTTTACACCTAATAATGAAGAGGCATTAAATAATGCAGCTGTAGCAAAGTATATGCAACAAATTAGGGAAACAGGTAAAGAAGATTTAAACGAAGCTATGCAAAGCATTTATGGTGAAATTAATTACCAAGATAGACCAGATGGCTACAATGAAATGTTTACAAGATTTGTTTATGATAAGGGTCGTGAACAATATAGCAATATGGATAGAGATTTTATTATTAGTTATGGGGCTCAAAATGAAGATAACCCAAATAATTTTGATTTAGATACTTTGATTCTAGATGAATCAACCGATAACCATAGGGTGTTTGATGACATAAGTGGTTACTACATAGTAGGAAATCCTGAAGATGTTTATGGTGTTTATTATCGTGGCAGCTTAAATAAAACTGCAACAGATTTTCTAAGGTCAGACTTAGATAGTGGATTAATTTCTGCTGATGACCAACCAGGGTTGGCTAATTGGTTAATGCAATATACAGATGATTCATTAGCACAAGGTGATGAAGTGTTTGATTATGGTGTAAACCACGAAGGTTTTGTACCAACAATAGAAGAAAGTGTGACAGGCGCTGAGCCTTTGCCGCTAAAGTATACAGATTATATACCTAAATATTTAGATGATGTAAATGTACTAACCCTAGAATTTAAAGACAAAGACGCAATTGCTAAAAGGTCTTCTGGCGGTGAAGAATTTCATGGGGCAAGTGGTGTGCGT